AATGTGACTCCAGGAATTACTTCTTGATCTAAAGGATCTATTGTTGTAGTCGTAGTTGTTGGTTCAGCCGTTGTTGTAGTCGTAGTTGTTGGCTCAGCCGTTGTGGTCGTTGTGGTTCCTTCAGCCGTTGTGGTCGTTGTGGTTCCTTCAGCCGTTGTGGTCGTTGGGGTTCCTTCAGCCGTTGTGGTCGTTGTGGTTCCTTCAGCCGTTGTGGTCGTTGTGGTTCCTTCAGCCGTTGTGGTCGTTGTTGTCGTTTCGCCCTCTAATGTCTTAACATCATCTTTTGTTTTAAATACTTTGTTTAAAATTCCCATAATAAATCTCCTATATTCTCTAATTATTTACCCTTTAGCCTTACACATATTGATGTTTGTAAAGCAATTAATGCATCATTTCTTATATTTTTTATTATAATATTCAAAGTTTTTCATATTAATTACCCCCAATAAAAGTATTTACTATACTAATATAATCTTTATCCCAGTGCGGTACTAATTGAATATCTCCAACTTTTCTATTTTGTTCCGATGCTTTTCGTTGTTTTTTTATGGTATTTAACGGATCTATATCTTTTCCTGTAACACTCAAATGACAGGATACTCCACCCCACCTATAAATGTAATATAGATCTTTCATAGTAAGATTGGAATTGGTTCTAGTGTTTTCAACAAGCATATTAATTTTTTTATCTTTAAATAATTTTAAAAATTGAGCTTCTATAAAGGAATCTTGGCCGCTGTTAACAAATCCGTGTCCGGTTGTTTTTATATATGCATCACGACTAAATATACTACACCCATAAAATTGATTACATGTAGACCTTGATATGCCGTTGCTCATAGAGTACAAAAATGACTCATTTAATTTATAGTAGTCTAAATTATTATTAATTAATTTATTCATACAAAAATCAATTCTATGAGGAAGATATATGTCGTCGTCATCCCAAGGCATGAAATAATCACCTGTTGAAAGCGCTATAGATGTATTACGCTTTTCACCAATGGTCCTAAACCGATTCTTACTATTCAAAATAAAAACCTCAGGGTGATCGTAATGTAATATTTGATCGTCACAATCATTTATTATAATTAATTCCTTAGGACCTTTGTATGTCTGTCTCAAAAAACATTCTATAGCTTCCTCAAGTAAATTAACTCGTGAATACGTAATACATAGACAACTTACTTTATTCATTATTATCTCCAATTGTTATCCCCGTCAATAGCCTTTTTAAATATTGTATCTATTCTACCTTTAGGGAGCTTATCTTTAAAATGATTATAAATATCTTTTATCATTTGATGTTCAGGGTCTTTATGTATCTCTAACCATCCAATAAAATAATTCCAAACTCTATCTTCTAATGCTAACGGAAATTTAACTCCAGCAGGTCGGCCAAAGCGATGCATCCATTTTAATTGAGGAATACATATATTTTTTCCTCCGTTTAATCTAAATTTTTCAGCAATATAACCTTCTTCTGCACCAAATCCTATAAATCTTTCATTTATTCCAGGCCAAAACTCTCTTTCAAATGATAAACAACCCATCCCTTGCATTGGGATTTCAAAAGGTTCGCCTTTTTCATATGCTTCTTTATTTGTTGCCCATATACCATACATATCTCCTCTAAAAACTGGGTCAAAATGAGTAGATACTGTTTTTAAATCACCATATAATAATGGGCCTTGTATTAAATTTTTACAATTAGGATTTTTATTATAATAATCTATTAGAACATCAATTGCATTTTGAACTAATAAAACGTGGCAATCTATGATTAAAACATATTTTCCTTCTGAGTAATTTGTTATTAAATACTTATTAAAACTACTAGCCTTTTCTTTATAGGGAATATATTTTCCTTTTGCAGTTTTAACTATATTTTGTACTGCATCTGAATGTTTTCCCTCCGGATTATTGTCGAGAACTATTAATTCAACTTGATCGGTATTGCATATATCATGATACATTCTTAATGCTTGTATGCTAAAAAATACTCCATCATAATCATCATATGTTGCCATACCAATTGTAAGTAATTTATCACTCATTTGTAATAATTACAATATCTTACGAAAGAAAGCCATAGCGCTTTAGCCTATGGATGAATTTCGTAAACCTTTCATACCTATTAATATAAATTATTTTGCTAAAAAAGCAAGAAAATTTAGCTGGTTAGCATAAATAATTATAGGTATAAACAACATATATCTTTCGGTATATGGATGAGGTGAAAGCCTAGAAGATATAAAACTGAACGTTTCGGTACCCTGAAGAGGTTAATCTGTGGCAGTGAATCCACCTTGAGCGCCTTAAAGCTCTAAACTGAAGCCAGTGCGCTTTAGCCACTGGTTGTTCACTATAATATACATCTAATTCAACAATTAGAATCTTCTTATTCTTCTGTCGGGTTCAGATTTTTTTATTGCAAAGCTACTCGGTTTGCTACCAAGACCCCGAACTCCCCCAGTGTAAATAGATTGAGGAATAATGGTGGGTTCTGGTGTTGTAGTCGTAGTTGTTGGTTCAGCCGTTGTTGTAGTCGTAGTTGTGCTTTCTTCTCCTGATAAAGCAACTATAATTGTATCTGTATTTTTTAAGGGTTTAATTCGATTTTTTCCTGTTTTTTTAATCTTCATATAATTATTTAGTCAATTGATGACAATTATTAATGTTATCTGATAATCTTTCTAATGTCCACTGTATCTCTACAATCTGTGATTCATAAAAAGACATATCACAATTATGTTTTTCATTAAAAAGGGCGTTCCCTAAATATGTGGTACAACACAGTATAAACATTATAAAAGTAACAATTTTAAGTATTTTCATCGGTTTCTCCTATCAATTCATTCGCTATATTATAATTATCCTTGCTAATCTCATATCCAACATAATTTCTGTTATTTAATGCGCAAATTCGTGCGGTTTTACCTGTTCCAATAAAGGGGTCTAGGACCAACCCATTCTCATTTGTATAATTGCGTATAATTAAATCTATAAGAGCAGTAGGAAATGAATCTTTATTCTTATAACCCTTTATGTTATCTCTTTCTATTAATAATACATCCGGCCTATATTCCTTAATCAAATTATTAGTAGAATGTTTACCTTTCCTAAAGGCTAATATATGCGCATATGTTAATATATACAAATTCATATTCAATGTCTTAGCCCAAATTTTATAATTAAATAGGCTTAATTTATCCTTTAAAATATCTATAACATCTATATGTTTTGTATAAATTATACCATTCATTTTCCTATCTGTTGTTATAGATACTAAATTACCCTTAGAATTTAATTTATCCGCACATTTTCTATAAATCTTATATAAAAAAACTTTATATTCATCCAAGTTATAAGGTGTTTCTGCTAGATCTGGCGGATGTAACACAATAAGGTCATATAAATGAGGATCTTTCTCTATTAATTCTAATGCATCGCCGTGATAAATCTTATTTAAATCCATAAAAATATATTCCCTCTTGTTTAGTGATCTCTTGGGTTATCTTTTTATTAGATAAATGGGACTTATTAGTCTTCATCCACCAAACGTCTTTTAATTTAAAGCCTTCTGCCAATATAATATCATTAAAATCATTAGAAAGTTGTTGCATTCGTTCATTTGAAGTATTCCCTATATTAACCGCAAAAATACCATCAGATACAAGGCAGTTTTTTATATTTTTAACAGTCTTTCGCCAATATTTCTCCAACCATTCATTGTAATCTGGATATTTATTGTAACATTGTGTTTCTTCATCACTATATATCTCTACATTATGATAACATGGAGATGAAAATGCGAAATGTATCGGAATATCTAATGAAATTTCTTCGGAACCTTTGCATTCTATATGAGCCCTATCATTAAATTCTAAATAATTTGCCATTTTTTGAAGTCCTAAATATGTTTCTGTATTGGGCTCATAACCGTAATAATGTACATTTTTGAAACCGCAACTCATTAAACCTAATAAACGTGTACCAAATCCACAACTGTAATCCAAAACATTCTGATTATCTTGAACATGATGTGAATATATTGTTTTTGCCACTATTGGTTTAAAAATAGACCCCATTGAGGCAACACCACTACTTTTAGCTCCTTGTATTATCATTGCAGGAGTTATATTCATCGGCCATTGACGCGGTGTTCTGTTTTTTGTATTATATAACAATGTATTTCCTACTCTATTTCTTATGATTTTAAATAATGTTTCCTTATTAGTAATGGAATCATAAACAGATTTCCTATTTCCCGAACGAATTTTAAGAATATTAGGGAAAAAGTACTTATATATCTTATCACCTAATCGACTAATATTGTCTAATTCGTTATTTTTATTTAATTTTAAGGTCTTAGATTTACATAGTTTCTTCCAATGTCTTTCTATAGACTGAGGTTCCTGTTGATATTTCATGAAATCATATTTTAAAAAGAAATTCAACAGATCTTTTGCAATTTCGTCTCGTTGTCCCTCTGAAAGTGTCTTTAAGTAATGATAAGTTAACGGATTACCATTCCAAACAATTAAGTCTAACATATTGCAATTTATATCATTACTGATTCTATCGGTTTCAGGGAAGTCTATAGGAATAGTTGGATCCCATTCTAATTTTCGTTCTTGTAAATTTGGATTAAATGTGTAAGACATAATAAAATTATAACCTATATATAAGGTTAAACAACAATAAAATTAGACTTTTTCAGATTTTCATGTGCCCAAAGGGGTTGTAGATTACTATAATGAAAACATTTTTGTTGTTCTTCATTTTTTGTTAAATCAAATGATGAACAGGGTCTAATATGATCTACATGCCAATCTCCATAATTTTCCCATGACATACCTGGTTTAAATTGTGATTCTAAATGTTCTTTAAGTGTAGAAAGCTCACATCCTATCAATTCCATGGTGTCATGTTTCTTTCTAATACCCCTTAATGCATGGTATAATCTTGTTCTTAATATACTTTTAAGTTTAAAATTAATGTCAGTATTGTATAGATTACGACGCCTTCTTCTATAATATCCTCTTAATTCGTCCCTATTATCCTTATACCATTTTTTATTTTGTTCAATATATCTCCTTCTACACCTTTTATATCTTTTATTGTTCTCTAATCTAATTTTCTCTTTATTTTTTGCATAATTTTGTTTATTTCGAAATGTAAGTCTTTCTTTGTATTCTTTAGTGTCTTTCACTTTTCTATAATGTTTCTTTTGGCCCTCTTTAGATCTTTCTAATGTATCTGGATTACTCCAGGTTAAAATAGAATGTACAGATACACCATATGCATCTTTGGTTTCTTGAATTGTATGCGTTTTGTAGAACTTCACTACTTCTTTTTTAAATTCATTTAAGTATTTCATTTTAATACTTTTTTGATCCTTTCTAAGTGTTTTGGATTTGTTATTATTGACATATAATTATCGTATTTTCTTTTTATGAACAAATCATTATCAGTTATGTTATTATAAAGATAATGTCCTAGCTTTATCGATTGATTAAACGAAAACATCATTTGATACCATTTAGATTTCTTGGTTTTATTTTCAACTTCATGTATACTTTTATTGGACTTTAAAATGTCTTGAAAGTGATCTGTTATAGTCTTCATAAAATTATATGAACCTGACACCAAACTTATGCAAAGCTGATTTCCTTTCATGATACATACACTTCCATCACCATCAACACATCCTCTAATAAAATGTCTTTTTTGTATTTCATTGAGTGACTTAAAGAACTTATCCACATTCATTGTTTGTGACTTCTTTCTAGTTAATCCTATAGATTTTAAGTACTCTATAAAGCCTTTATTATTAATATGCCAAGAGATTAATTTCTTTTCATATAATTGTCCTCCGAATTGGTCGTGTATTTTGTCCAATACGCCTCTATCTTCTTTCTTTAATGCGATATAAACATTGTATGATACTTTAGGACTTTTTTCTGTTGGATATGTAATACATCCATCTGTTGCAATTAGTCCCAATAGATAATAAAACGAATTATTGTCTTTTTGTTCTAAGATTTTAGATCCAATTGGGTCACTATATATGTATTTACATTCATTTGAGCAAAAGTTTTTCTCTAAAGGTTTTTCTCGATATATATCTTTACCACATTGTGTACATTTACATAATGTTCTATATGACCAAGATTTACCTGTATAATATTTTATTCTTCCATCTGATAGCTTTATTATTCGATATGGTTTTGATTCTTTATATAACTTATTTTGTTTCCAATATAATTTTTTACAATTAGGACTGCAAAAGCTTCCATGTTTAACGCGTTTTAAATCATATTTTCTTCTATACATTATATTGTTACAAAAAGAACAATTCACCTTGTATATAATATTATTCATATAATTATTTATGTTGTAGTACAAAAATATCACCTTTAAAGTTATCCACATTAAAGCAAAAAATAAAGGGATCCGAAAATCCCTTTATTGTTACATTTGTAATTAAAATTACATGTATTGAATTGTGCGTCCAACAGGTTGGAAACCGTCGTCACTGTCACGCATACCGCGAACTATAATGATATGGTAATATAGATCGGAACCGAATAGGTGATCCACAACACCATAACGAGTCATAATACCTACGCGTGGAGCGAAGTCATTAGGACCAATAGTTCTTTGTACCATCACGGGGATATACGGTGCATATACAATACCAGTATCATAGTATTCAGCACCTTTATAGCCCAATAGGCAATACTCTAACGGCTTGGAACGACGACGAGCTGGACCAAATTTGGTATCGTCATATTTCCTACCACCACCAAGGTATTGTGCATCTGTACGCGTATCACGATATACTGTGAAACGGCCACCTAAGTTACCGACTTTAGCTACACCAGTGGAACCAGTACCAACGGTACTATTCATAGGCATAATCTTGAACTCAGGAAGCATTTCAAGAATCGCACATACGCGCGGAGTTGCAATGATGAAGTTAGCTGCACCACGACGATTACGCACTGCGATGCGGTTAGCCTCTACAACAATCTTAGCATATAGATCACGATTACGTTCACCAAGCCAACGACCATCAGCAGATGCTGCATTCCAAATACTATATCCCTGACTCGGGCCAGCGTTTAGGGCTGCTTGGGCCATACGCATAACCATTTCACGGTCAATTTCAGCTTGGATTTCATAAGACATTGCATTGGTGATTTCGTTATCGATATCAATACCATTCATGTTCTTCAAATCTTGTTCCAACTCAACACTCCAACGAGCTGCAAGTCTGCGAGTACCAGCTTCTACAGCTGTTTTCTCGAAGCTGATTACAACTTGAGGAATATTTGAAGTGAACTCAAAGTTTTGAAGAATTTGTGCAACACCGGCGTCTTCTGGAAGCATATCAAAATCTGTACCTGTTACACCTACGCCCCCTAAGCCACTAAGCCCGGCTGACGAGGCGCCAGTATATGCGGTGTTAAGGTAATTATAACCTAATTCAGGACCTGTACCCGATTTTCCACGAGCCCAATTCGGGGTTGCAGACCCATGGGCTGATGTTTCACATAAATTGGTATTATATGTACCTTCTGCATTGTATTCCTTATCACTATCACTACAATTACGACCACCACCCAATGGGACGTTTTCGTACTTGTAACGAAGCGCAAATACTAAACCAACAGGACCACTCATAGGTTGAACACCAACGATTTCGTTTGTGATCAACTCAGGGAATGTACGGCGAATCATGGGGATAAGAACTTTAGGCAAACGGGCATCGCCGCCAGCGTAAAAATCTGATCCACCAGGAACTGCGCCACCCTGACCAGGCGCACCTGCCAATGAAGGACCGAAGACGCCACCATTACCAGCCATATTGGCTTCACGAAGGCACCATCTTTCTTGGTTTTCTAGCAAGATTGCAGTGTTAAGACGAGATTGCTCATCTTCAATTGCATTAACGTTTTTCGACTCATAACTCAAAATAGGATCCCACTTCTCTAACAAAGCGGATGCACGATCTTGATCAATATAAGCCGGACTACCTTTTATTACTCTACTCATATTTTATTTTCCTTCTTTTTTAAATTTATTTTCTTGAACCTAGGTCGACGCGACCCAAGGCTTCTAAATAACCGTTCACTGGATCATATGACCCATCAGATGTTGCATTGTCGCTAATTGATTCAAGAACTAATCTAGGAGTGGCAACTTGATTACTAACGGCAGCTTGTTGCGCTTGCTCTCTAATGACTTGACGATTATCGTTCTCTTCACGATTATACATCTCAACTACATAATTGAAGTTTTCCTTCACATATTCAGGGTTCTTATCCTTTAAGACCCTCATTATAAAGTTACGTTTCTCAGTTGGGAAAGAACTTGTATTCTTTTCCAAAATTAATGCGGTATGGGCTGTATTGAATTTCTTATTGATTTCTACATTTTCTTTAATGACCTTATTCAATTCAGCACGAAGACTATCTATTGTATCTTTACCGTCTTTCAAAGCTTCACGAACATTTTCGTTAATAAATGCCTTATCGACAGCAACAATTTTCTTAATTTGCTCTAACATTCTACGAGCTTGCGTATTTTCTGTTGCTTCGGCAATTTGACGTGCAGGGACAACCTTATCTAAATACAGCTCTAAATAATTACTAATTTCATCTGTAAAAGTTTCTCTAAACTTGACAGCTTCTTCTTGAATAATAGTATTATATCTACGAATAACTGTACGAAGCTTCTCTGCATGATCTTCATCAATTTTCTTAACAACATTAATCAACTTTTGTGAATGATCTTTATCAATAGTTTCCAATAGGTTTGTTAATTTTTGAGCGTGATCTTCATCTAACTGTTGAAGAGCATTTGTCACTTCCAATTCAACCCGTTCATTTACTTTTGCATTTACAGCTTGTTCGAAAGCTTCAACAATAGCTTGTTGGGATTCGACTGTAAGTTCTCCCCCACTACCAATATTTTTTAAAACTTCATTTATGTTCATAATATCTCCTAAACTATTTAACTAACATGAAACGGTTCGCTCCATATTTTTCAGGTTCTTCTTAATACGATTTTTAACCTTTTCATTGATAGCCATTTGTAGTGAATTATGTGCTTTGGAATAATCACGTTCACTCAAATTTCTAATAAATTCTACTAAAAACTTCCTATCCTTCATACAGATACTCCATTATTTTGATATTATTTACCCTTTTTATATAAATTTTATTCATTTTTTACATCGTTTTTAATGAATTAATAAATGACAATACCTGTTCTAACAAATATGATTCTTTATCACGTTTGGGTAATTTCGAGCAATTTTGTTCTAAATTTCTATGTTTTTCTTCTACCCATTCGCAAATAGAACCATCACATTTTAAAATCCATTGCTTAGATTCCAATATAGAACTAACATATGCATCCTGTACAGATGGATCATGAACCACATCCGTTGTAATTAAATGGAAATCACTAACTTGATTGACCCCGCCTCTTTCATCTAACTTGCCTAAAGCTCGACTGCTAATTCCTAATTTCACCCCGTCCATTAATAAACTTCGAACAACTTGGCCAATTGGATTACTTAAAATCTTACTTTCACCAATAAACATATTACCATCTTGTTTTAAATTAGTAATTAAATGACATGCTCTTTCCGGGTTAACTTCTACACTTGTGGGGTGATTCAATTCGCCAATACTTCTTTTTGTATCAATCATTTCTCGGGTATAACGATCTACCTCTTTGGTCATTTCGTTAAGACTATATATTCTTCCGTTCTTATTCTTTTTTTCGGCCATAAGATATGGGCCGCGAATAAATAATTCGCGAGGTTCGTTTCTATTTTTTTCCTCTTGAATAACATCCAATTCATAAGTTGGCTGTTCAATTAATAATTTTAATGGACTGTTCATAATCACTCCGATTTCTTTAATTATTTACCCATCTTTGTATGCTTTTTATAGTTATCTTTCGCCCAAAGTGGTTGTAAATTAGTATAATGAAAACATTTTCGTTGTTCTTGAGGATCTGTTAAGTTAAAACTACAACAAGGCTTGATATGATCTATATGCCATTTGTGTCTATTTTCCCAAGACATTCCGTTGACAAATTGGGATTCTAAATGTTCCTTTATTTGATTTGGTGTACACCCAATTAAGTCAAAAGTTTTGTCTTGTTTGCCGTTTTTTAACAATTGATATAAACGTGCTCGACATCTCATGGTTATAGCAAATATTGGATCTGATTTATACTTTTGTGAAACATAATCTTTGTGTTGTTCTATTATTTTGTCTTTATTTTGTCTATAATAATTCTGTCGTTTGAGCAATATATTGTTCTTGCTTTTAAGATACCATTCTTGGTTATACTTCTTTATTCTTTCCTTGTTTAATAAATAGTACTCTTTAGCTTTACCTCGTTTCTTACGGTTTTTATAATATCTTTCCTTACATCTTTTAATTACTTCTTGTTTATGCTTATCACTAATAGGTGTCCTTTGTGATTCTCCACAGTTTTTCTTCCATGTACACAGCATTGTTCCAGTAATGTTAAATTTCTTAAGAGTTGAGGTGAATCCAAACTTTTCTGCATAATTTAAAACGCCTTTTCTAAACTCTACGGTGTATTTGTTTCTAGACATTACTTAAATCTTTTTCGGTAATAATTAGAAATTTATAGTTATTTTTTGCACACCAATCTTTAGCATGGGCCCATTTGCATGTATTTGTAACCCACGCATTTTGTTCATATAATATAGTACTTGCTTTTTTATTACCATGTGATTGTGGTGGTATTGTTTGTTTATGGGGTTTTACTTCAATTATATAATTTTGAATACCTTTATCCGTTTTAAATACAACATTAAAATCTGGGTAATAACGGTGTTTAGTTAATTTACCTGTACGAATATTGGGTTTTTGATATGAAATGACTATACTTTCTGATCCCCATTCTAAAACTCTATTATTTGAATCCAACCAGCGCATGGCTTTCATTTCTAATCCGCTTCTATATATGATAGGATAAGCACCTTTATATTTTTGAGGATTTAATGGATTAAATATGCCTTGTTTATATGGTTTTCTCATGGCTTTCTGATTTGATAAAACTTTGTTTATATGCAGAAAATGTAGGGAAACCCGCTATTTTTGCTATTTCC